CAGGCGCATCCAACATCCAGTACACATGCACACCGCGACCGGAGTTCACCATAACAGGTTTAGGTAGAGATAACTTCTTACAGAAGTGCTTCAAAGCATCAATAGCATCTGATTGAGTCGCATAATCTTTACTTGCGCCACAGTCCAGATCAAGAAATAACGAGTTTAAATACTTAACATTATCTACTTTACGTGACCCCGCTTCTTTGAATGTAGCGAGGGCGTAGTACGCATCATAACCTTCCGCATCCATATTTTGTGCGGCATCTATTACCTGATCTATAGAGTTGTAGAATTTTTGTATCCTACGATCATCACGAGCGCGAGAAGCAAAGACGCAATAGTGTCCTTCGTTCGCTAATGCAGCCCTTAAAAATGTTCTTGTTTCCATAATAACTAACACCAAAACCGAGAGACACTGCGGCAAAGGTGTCGGTACACACCCATTTCAGCCATAGCCTAGCCGCAGTATTTTTGGTGCTTAGTCGTCCCAATCATCTATGATAGAACTTAGATCATCACTACCTTTTTCTGGTGTAGCGGGGGCAGCTTTCTTTACCGCCTTCTTTGGTTCATCTACTGTTATATCTTCAAAAGGGTTGTCGTCTTCTTTAGGACTGTCTTCAAAACCCTCTACCGTCTTAAAAGGCGATTGATCTTCCATAGGTTTAAGATTAACGACTTGCACTGCATCCAAACGTAAAGATACTCCAGTACCCATTGCCCCATGATACGGAGTAAATACAACAGAAATGTTAACCGTACTTCCGTTAGTCAGCAAGAAATCATCGCCTAGTTTCTTATTAGATGCAGAATACTGCGCAGGTTTACGAGTAGCTTCTGCTCCATATGCGCCTTTTAACTTTGCTTTATGAGTAAATGACCCATCAGCATCCTTCTTAAAAGGCATGGCAAACTTATCAGGCCAGTCAGAATTTTCCGCTTGCTTCGCAGCATAAGCAGTTTTCATGTTCTTATATAGCTCTTTAGCCTGTGCCTCAGTCATACGGAACTGAAGTGTGTACGCTGCGCCCTCATCAAACGCGTCACATGGCACAGATTTTTTCTCTTTCGCATCAAACTTATAGGTGCGATTAATACGAGGCCACATAGCCTCTACGTTACTAATTTCATATTTTGTGTTTACAATTTCAGACATGTCATTCTCCCGATGTCTTATTGGTCTTCATCAAGTAGTTCTAGTAGGTCAGCGTCTTCATCAGTTGCTACCCTAGANCCTACCGCTTCTTCCTGTGTGAACATGTGTGCAACAGGCTCTTCTATAGTCTCAGTNTTTTTATTTGTTAGTGCTTCCGATATATCAGGGATNCAAAATCTGTAGGTGTTACCGACACGGATGTAGGTGTCCTGNGGAATCTGATCCTGACGAACCCAAGCACGGATTGTAGATACAGAAACACTAAAGTGTTTAGCCACATCTTCAATAGGTACGTATTTTGGTTCCATTATTTTTTCCTCACGGCTATTGAGTATTCAGAGTCTATGTTCAAGCCTTCTGGCTTTGACTCAGGGTTTTCTTCTAAGAACTGTTTAAGATTTGTCTGATTCAAACGTTTCTCTAGCAACTCAGGCACTTGATGCTCGTTAATAAAAGCGTGCATCTTCTCCCAATCATTAGTCCAGAATCTTTGCTTTACAGACCTATAAAACAATCCTTCGGAAGTTCTTACACTCTCGACGTTATGTGCGTTACAGTAATCGAGTAGTCCTTGTTTAATTCTATCTAATTGACGAGATAGAACAGAATCCTTGTCTTTAAATTCTGCCGACAGCTTCGCCCGTTCTTCGCGGATTTTAATGTAAGCTTTAGTCAGCTTATCTGCGGTTATGTCGCCCATACCGTTCTCCTTAAACTTATTGTTTCATACAATGTAGTGATGGTATGTGCGTTAGTCAAGTAGTTCTTTATAAAGGTCGATCATTTTTGTGTGTACGTCTATTCTGTTATCTAACAGTGTGTAAACACGTTTCTCTACGGGTGATCCGTGGAGCTGAACAACAGTGCATTTGTGTTTCTGCCCTGACCTGTGAACACGGGCGTTAGCCTGTGCATACGTTTCTAAAGAACTGGTCGGCCCCCACCAGACGACAGTATTCGCTGCTGTTAACGTAACACCATGTGCAGCAGATTGAGGCTGGATAACAAGCACTCGTGGGTTCGGTGTAGTTTGGAAAGTTTTAAATATTTGTGTGCGGTTGGGCGCGGATACATCACCACGAATCACCTCTGTGGTAATACCATCCTTACGTAGTTTTTCTGTAAGTATATCAATCGCATGTTTGAATGGTACAAATACCAGAACCTTCTGGCTGGACTCGTCAATCACTTCGCGTAACACTTTGTAACGGTGTGATATATCGAACTCCAACACACTACTGTCGTCTGTGTATACAGCCCCTGCCGATATTTGCAGTAGCTTACTCATAACCACAGCGGCATTTACAGCGGTGATTTGTTCACCTGTAATCTGCATGACCAGCTTCTTGCGTAGTTCTTCATAGTATTTCTTTTGTTGTCTGGTAAGTTCAACCTCACGCTTTACATACACCATGTCAGGTAAATCAAGGCACTCGTCCTTGGTAAAACGTATGGCTGGCTGCAATGCGCGAAACACAGTGTCGGTTGCTGTCTCTTTGGGTATCCACTTAAAGTTAGATATCTTAATCATAATCTGATCGCGGAAAGAACTAGCAAACCGTGGCACGGATGTTGGGTTGACCAACTTTGCCAGACCATAAGCATCCAAAGGGCTTTGTGCTGCCGGAGTACCGGTCATCATCCACAGCCATGTATTCGGGTTCATAACCTTGTTGAGAGTTTTCCAACGGTTTGTCTGTGCGTTCTTATAGTGTGTGGCCTCATCGACAATAATCAAATCAAACCCACCGTTTGCTATATCGTCAGCTACAATCGCTACACCGTCATAGTTTATGATTACGTACTCAGCACCTTGTTCGATTATCTCTTTACGTTTCTTACCACTACCATATGCCACATCTACAGTTCTGTGCGGTGCAAATGTAAACAAGTCATCACGCCATGCGCTATCCATGATCGAGAGCGGACAAATAACTAACACTCGTTTAATTATTTTTTTATTAAGTAAGAAATCTGATGCCCATATAGCACTGGCTGTTTTGCCTGTACCCTGTTCGTTAAAACAAAAAGACTTTCTGTTCAGTGTCAAAAAGGCAGAAGTTATTTTCTGATGCGCAAAAGGCTCATAGCTGCCTGTCCACTCGTATTGTTTTTCTATGGGTGAAGGCGCTTGTATGTTTAAGTTCTTAAGCACTTGTGTTTCATCAATACCCCATTTAACCACAACCTTGTTATCAGGTAGGGCTTTGCTTTTGGGTATGACTTCCGTTACCTGTTGTGGGTTTCGCAACCGCAACAACAAGGCTCTACCGTTTTCAATAATCTCCACTGCGTTCTCCTTGTTAGTGAGTCACTAACTTTTCTTTTTGTAATTGCGGCTGCGGTTTTTCTTTGGGCTTTCCAGCTTTGTACCGTCTTTGTTACTACCGCCTTTACTTAATGCTTTCTTGTGGCTTACATCTTTGCCTTTGCGCTTAATGCCTTTCTTATCATATGCACGTCTTGCACGTTGGCGTTCCATTCTGTCGGGATGCTCCCCACGTTCTTTTTGTTTCTCATACTCTTTTTTATATGGTCTTGGTTTTTTGGTGTAGGGCATCTAATTGCTCCCGTTGTGAACACACTCCAAAACAACGCAGTGTCGCTTGCATAGCCCACTTGGATGGGCGTTCCAGACGTTTTTCTCATGCGCTGTTTCCATGCGTTTATAGTTAGCCAACCACTTAGACCAAAGAACTGGCATCATGTCTCTGGTGTAAGTGTCCTTTACAAGGTCTCTAGATACTACAAACAATAGCCCCGCACGTACAGTGTTGACTTCGGGGTAGTGTTTGAATGTGGCTAACGCCATCAACTCCAACTGACCTTTATCCGCATACTTGGCTGACTTACTGGTCTTATAGTCCACCACCCAAGCAGTACCTTCATCTAGGATAACCAAATCTGCGATGCCGCGCCACCAAACTTTCTTGTCAAAGAAGCCACATGGCTCAAGGTTCTCATCCAGACCCATCTTTATTTCACATAACTTGTTACCACGTTTGGCTTTAAGACCGTCAAGAGCTGACTGCGCAAACTTAAAATTATCAGGGATAGACGTGCCATCACGTACATATTCTTCTGCTGCAAGGTGAAATGCTGTGCCGTACGACATGGCATCAGTCTCAGGCTCGGAGTAATCCTTGGCAATCTTGAGGTGGTAGAACTTCTTGGGGCATTGCTCAAACGCCTTAATCCTACTGAATGACCACGGCTTTATACTCATTCACAATCCCCATATGACTTGCCAGTACCAGACTCGCAGTTGATAGGCAGACCTTCTGCCCAATCGGGTATCCACCGCATACACTGTTCAATGTACGCTTGTGCTTCACCCACTTCTTCGTCACGTACACAACACACAACAGAGTCATGCACTGTTAACACTACGCGATGTTTCTTAGCTATCTGTAGCATTTGCTCACCAATGATGCAACGAGCAATGGCTTGACATACGTTCTCTATGACCTTACCGCCGTAGATACGGTTGCGACCACGCCTAACCTTGTAGTGAAACTCCGTGCCTCTTTCGGTGGTATCAAACCCAAGATCATCATAG